ATACTAAAGAAGCCAGACGAAGCGTCACGAATTGATCCAGTATCAGAGAATATGTCATTGATGTATGGTAAATCTATTAGGGCATTTCCAGAACAAGATCACGAAAGTCATATAGCAGTTCACTTACAATTTGCACAAGACCCATCACTAGCTGGAAACCCAGGAGCCGCTGGTATGCAACCTATGCTTATTGCACACATAGCAGAGCATATAGCGTTACTGTATAGACAAAAGATGGAAGCTGGTATTGGTATGGCATTACCAAATCTACCTAACTTGCGTGATCCTAAATTTAGATTTGATGATCTTGATCCACAATTAGATATGATGATAAGCCAAAGAGCAGCAGAAGTTGTAGCTAAGTCACCACAAATGGATGCGATTGCACCACTAGCACAAATGATGCAGAGACAACAACAACAGCAACAACAAAACAATCCACTGCAATATGCAGCACAATTAGCACAATTAGAAGCTGACGCATTAAAAGCAAGAACAGAGGTGCAGATACAAGCTGACCAAGCTAAAGCACAACAGAAACTTGCGATAAGTGAAGCAGAAGCGAAACAAGATTTGCAGATAGAACAAGCCAAGCTACAACAAGACTTACAAGCCAAAGTCGCAAAGCTAGAACTAGAATTGCAAATAGAGAGAGAAAAGAACGCCATAAAACTACAACAGGAGATTAACGAAAATGCCAATAGTAATAACCCCATCGGGTGAGTATGTTGATTCAGTAACAGGAAACCCAGTAAACACACCACTTAATAGAGTGCCACAACTTGAAGGAGATATGGCTAGATTTATATCAAAAGACCCAAGTCAAAGATCAATGTCTGATAACGAAATGGATATGCGTTTAAGAACTGGAGCAACACCTACAGTAGAAGAATTACAATCTGATCTTGGTGGTGCAATGGCTAGAGAAAACATACCAGCTAATCTTGATATGGGTATGGATAGCATGATGCCTGCAGCGGAACTAAGTGATGTAGACAAAGTGCGTATGCTTATAGATATGGGTCTAAATCCACAAGAAGCAATGGAAGCGATAGCTAGAGAGAAGGCAAGACCAACAATAGCTCCAGAAGAGTTTGGTCGAGTTGTAGGTATGGAAGGTGGTCAACAAATGGCAGACCCTATGATGCGAGAACAACAAATGGGTGCTTTACCAATGGCTAGACCAACACCACCACCTATGCCTATGCAAAGACCATTTGATCTAAGTAATATGTCACCAGAGCAAAGAGACATGGTTAGAAGAGGTATTGATCCTTTTGCAGAAGGTATGATGGGTAGATAGTAATGGCAAGACCAAATCAATATGGAGCATTGGGAAGTTTAACACCTGATCAATATTCTGCTTTGTCATCAGGGTTTAGCATGAAAAACCCAACTGGCTTGTCTCTTGGTGGCATAGGCGTTAATAAAGGTGGCTTAACAAGCACTGTTGCTAGTTTATTGGGTGCACCATTAGGAGTTCCTAATGCAATCAGTTTGGCTATGCAATATAACGCAGAAAAAGCAGCACAATCATCTTTAGGACAAAACAAAGGTTTGCTTGATACTACTGTAGATATGTTTGGCAACTCTACTTTAGGAACTGCTAGAGGTTTGGCAGATACTAACAAAGATGGAATTGTAAGTACAAGAGAAGCTCAAAATTATGGCATGGGCAAAGGACTTTCCGCTTACAATGTAAACCTAAACCCAATGCAAGGTTACACACCTAATACAGTAAAAACTACAGACATAACAAATGTAGACCCAACTGGACTTGGAGTTACTAACCAAGCAGTAGGATCAACTGGCGATCTTGGTGGTGCGACTGGTGTTGGTTATAAAGGTAGCACTGGTGGATTTTTGGGATTTGGTAAAACAGAAGGCGTTGGAGATAGCGGACCGACTGGACTTGGCGATACAAAGCAAACTGGCGATGAAACATCAATAACAGATACAACAAAGGGTAAGGACTTATCTAATACCTTTGCTGATGATGCTGCGGCTTCTAGTGGTGACGATGGTACTTACATATGCACTGCACTATACGAAATGGGTGATATGAAAAAATATATCTACAAATATGATCAAGTATATGGAAAGAGAGTTGACCCAAATGTCTATCGTGGATATTGTACATGGGGTAAATATGTAGCTACAAAAATGAGAGATAAAGGTATCGTATATAAGATAACAAAACCACTAGCACTAGCATGGGCAAAACAAATGGCGTTTGATTTATCCAAAGGTAGATATGGCAAGAATAACAAAGCTGTGAAGGTAGTTAGTCGTATTGGCGAAAGTATATGCTATGCACTTGGAGTTGTAGCAAACATAAAACTAAAAAAAGGAGTGAAATATGGCTGACATAAATGTAGAGAACATGGATGAAAATGCTGAACTATTCATGGAAAAGATGGGGTTTCCTCACGATTCGCCAGGATTGGAGTTAACGCCAGATCAGTTAGTTAACTTTCTGTTGTTATGTTATCAAGGTATGGTTCTTCCAGACGAAGAAGAAGAGATGGAAGAAGAACATATGGATGGCGATATGAAAGTCAAAGTAATGAAAGTAGATAGTGGCGATATGCGTGGTGTCATGGATGAGATACTAGGTCATGGGTCACCAAAGATAGGAATGTAATCATGCCAGGAAAAGTATACTCAAAAAAACAAAAAGTAATCGCTAAACTTAATAAGCCAACAAATAAACTAGATCGTGGTGACTTTAAAAAACTAGCTAATCTAAAAAAGAAAAAGAAAAAGACTAAATCTAAGATGGCATAAATGGCACCTGCATCTATTAAACTCGTAAAAAAGTTTCTCACAGATAACTTTAAGCCATTGTTTAGTAGCAATGAGCTTGGAGCATTAGGTAATCTAAGTTCTACAAGTGATGATCTAATCAAAGAGTTTGGTAGTTTACCTAGATTTGAAATGACTGGTGATGATATCAAAAGTGCACTTGGCAATAAAACAAGAGCTATTGATATGTATAAAGATGATGCTCTGCCATTTCAAAGAGGTTACACTAAACTTGTTAGAGACCCACTTAAAGACCTCTCTATAAGAGGAGAGGTAGGAGCATTACAAAAAAGTCCAACACTAGCTACAGATGCATCAATGCTACAAGGTAAAACCATAGTGCCAATAGTTGGAGATAGAACTAGTAGAGATGTAATTATTACTGGAATAGATGATTTAGAATTTGAAAACCCAGTAAGAACATTTGGTGGTATACAGTTCATGGATGATAAAGATCAAGGCTGGGCATCTATGATGAGTATTTTAACAAAGATAAATGACAAACTTGAAACAGTTGAGCAAATGGGTGGAAAGCCAGTTGGCATGACTACTACTATGAGTGAAAGAGGTGGAGACTTTTCTTTAGATACTGCCAATTTGATAATTGAATCATTAAGAGTAAAGCCAAACACAAAGAAAAATCTTAATGAAATGACAAAAGCACTCAAAAATTTTACATACTCTGAAAAAGGCAAAACCTTCCAACCATTTAAGGATGCACCTAATCTGAATAATATAGATGAATTCGCCAATTATTTTAGAAATTTACCTGGAACTTCAAGAGTTAAATTAGTTGAACGATTTGACAAAGATGAATTGCAAAAATTAGGTGCACCAAATGTAGGTAAAATTAGGATTGCAGTAAGTAACCCAGGATTATTAGATGTTGATCAATTAGGTATGGGTGCAAGGTTTACAGATTTACAGTCTGGGATGACCAAAAGCAAACACCCATCTTATGACACACAAATAATGAAAGCACCTGATGCAGAAGTATTTACCTTTGGAACAACTATACCTAAAACAATAATGTTAAGAGAACCAATGGCTAAAGTTAGGGCAGAAGGTAAAGGGTTAGGAGCTTTTGCATCTATGCCTGCTGACTTGAGAAAAATGCAACTGAGTCTTCCAGTTCAGCCAGTTGACCAACAATTAGTTGACGAAGCATCTAAGTACCTAGAAATACAAAGGACACTAGGCGATAGAGCGGCATACGAATACGCACAGAAACTAATCCCAGCTACATAGGAGTTGTTATGGCAGAGAAAAAGAAAAAGAAAGCTAAGAAAAAGGGATCAATCCCAACTAACAAGGCTTTGTATGCAAAAGTAAAAGCAGAAGCCAAGCGTAAGTTCGATGTCTATCCGTC